GAGATGCTGAAAAACTAAGTTTACAAGGATTAACATTTAACCCTGGTGAGGAAGTCAACGCTAGAGTTAGAAAAGTTAATGGAAGCTATAATGGATCTGTTATTGATTACTATATCCATAGCTTAAGAGCTGAGTTATTCGAGCAGATCAAGAAGGAAAGTAGCGCATATAGAATCAAGATTCTTAGTGTAAATAAGGGAGGTTATATTGCTGAACTATCAGGAATCAAATGTTTCCTACCTGGATCACTTGCTGCTGCGAACAAAATTACTGATTTTGAATCGTACATCGGCAAAGAAATGCACGTAATGATAGAAGGATATGTTGAAGCAAAAGACATATTCATCGTATCGTATAAGAAATACTTAAATAAGATCATGGATTCTAAAATTCAAGAACTTGATCTTACTAAGAAATATAAAGGCTATGTTACTGGAACTAGCGGATTTGGTGTTTTTGTTGAATGGGACAGCGTTTATACTGGACTTATTCATAAAACTGAATTCTCTGATGACAATGCATTATCACTACTTAGCTCAGGATCTGAGATTGAATTCTATGTTAAGGAGATAAAAGATAATAATAGACTTACACTTACTTTAGATAAACCACTGGAGAGAAACGTTATTATACAAGATTTGGAAAATCACGTAAAAGACGGAACAGGTGAACCATTAGAAGCTAAGGTTAAGCATAGAAGAAAAAACGGAGCTCTTGTTGAGATCGTACAATACGGTCTTATGGCTTTAATACCTCAAGATAGATTGGGTAAGAAAGGTGCTAATATCAAAACTGGCGATGACGTAACTGTTTCTCCCTATGAAGTTGATACGATCACCGGAAAAATATACGTTGAACTAATAAATGTCGGATAACAGAACACATTTTGATAAGATACATGCACTTGATTCCTCAGTAATAGGATTTGAATTTGAATTCTATACAAATCTTTTAAAGGGGCAAGCTGCTGATTCATTGTCCAAGCTTATCAAGAAAAAAGTTGTAGTTTCTGAAAAGTATCATTCATTAATACCAGTAGACGCAGATAATTTTAAACTTGAACCTGATTATTCAGGAGGTAGCAAAATGATGGAACTCATCACTGGACCACTTCCTTATAATGAGGCAATGCCGATACTTATAAAAATATTAAATTGGATTGACGAGAATGGCTGGACCTCAGACAGATGCGCTTTCCAATTTTCTGTGAGCTACGATAAGAATAGAAGAGACATAAAGGATAAGATTGAAAATCTCGACAAGCTTAAGTTTACATTAGGTTTGGATGAGGGATTCATATATTCCAGATTTGGTAGTAGGGAAAAAAACGTCTATGCGAAATCTATAAAGAAAGTAATCCCTAGAAATAGATTTTCGATTCTTGAAAATATACAAACCATAGACCCTAAAATGTACAGAGTACCTGAGGACAAATACTATGGTGTTAATTTCACAAAGATGCCTAAGGGATATATTGAATTTAGATACTTAGGTAATAGAGACTATCAGAAGAAAACGAAAGAGATTAGAGAGGTAATAGATTATATAATTCTATACCTTTATGATTTACTAAGTCATAGAATAACAGGATACAGCAAAGATGATTTAGCCACCCTTCAGGGAATGATGAATAAATACTCTAAGGTTGTTAGATCATTCAGTAATCCTGATTTTTTCTTTAGGAATTATCCTGATTTCCATGTCTTTGTCGATCTTAAAGGATGGGACGAGAATATTAAAACATATTTCCCGATGATAAGAGACAAAATATTTGATCTTATTATAGAGGGAAATATAACTGCGTGTTATTTTAATTATGATACCACTACTGGAAGATCACAAGTAAAAGAGGCAAGATGTAGAAATGCATTTGAAATTGTCGATATGGATCTTATACTTTGTGATATCAAAAATGCTAGTATAAAAAACTGTAACATCTACAATTGCGATATAAAGAAATCTGCAATAGAGGATTCTTATATTTTTGCAGGAACAAAGGTTTCATCTTCCAAAATTAAGGCTACAATTGTTGATTATACTAACGATCTTAATGATTGCTTTATAGATTGTGGGGGTAAAAACATAAATTGTAAAATTACTGGTGGTGTTTTAAGAGCTGGACTTATTGGTGAAAATGCTGAGATCAGCAAAGAAACAATGCAGATAAAGAGTCGAGACGACCAAAGAATGCTTAGATTCGTTACAGATAAGAGACTAAAAGATCTTAATGATAGATTAAATAGTCCTAAATTTGGTAATATGAATTACTAAAAAAATAAGAAGCAATGACACAAGACGAATTAGTACAGGAAATAGCAGACGCACTTTCTTTTAGTTGTGCGTTACCATATAATCTTAATGCAGCAGAAACTGAAAGAATCATAAAGAGAGCTAAAGCATGGTTTTATGACAACTACCAGTATGCAGTGGAAGAGAGAGTTTTTGTTCTTGCAAATAATATTTTCCAGCATAAAGAGTTTAAAAGAACCCGTCAAATAAAATTACCCGATTCTATAATAGGTGTTTTTGACGTAAGAGAACTTGGTGGATATGGTATATCTGGTAATCCTGATAGAGACTTTGGTGATTCTAAACTTCTTGGATCTGAACTTCTTCTGTCACCTTTTGTTGGTGACAACTTAGTTTATAGAACCGTTATGTACTCATATTTTGATTTAGCAAAAGCATACTTATTAAACACATTTGCATTCAGATATAATAAGAATACAAAATTTTTAACAATACTCGGAAGGGATCCTAATAGATCAGGTAAAGGTCAGGGACAACTAGCACAAGGTTTTGGTGTTGGTGGTACCGATGTATCTGTTAGATGCCACGTAGCAATACTTGATGAATATCTGTATGACGATGAACTTTTCGTTAGATATTGCATTGCTAAGTGTAAAATTGCGCTAGCTAACATGCTTAGTGTATTCACATATAATCTGCCTGGTGGTGTTCAAATAAATGCTTCAGACATAAGAACTACAGGTGAAGCTGAACTTCAGGAAGTAATGGATATGATCAACGGTGAGAATACTCCATCTTATTTCCTTCAATGGAATTAATCTCGATATATAATGGGAAATTAACTTTTCCATGAGAGAGATTTATAACAGAGACCCGGAGGATCCAAATTACAATCCTTATCAACTAGAGACCACAGATCCTACTGAGATCTGCGTGGGTCAACTTAAAATGATACTCCTTACCAATAAGGGTGAAGTTTTAGGTGATCCTAAATTTGGTTTGAACCTGGAGGATTTAATATTTAATCTTGAATTATCGGAATCCAGTATAAGAAAGGAGTTAGATTTTTTTCTGAAAATCTATTGTCCCTTATTTGCTACTCTCAATGGCACATATGATCTTAAGTTTTACGTTGGTACACTAAGAGATATTGCTACATTGGATTTTAAAATACCGGAGGATGGAAAATTAAGTCCATTAGTATCGTTAAGATTAACATAAGAAATTGAAATGAATATATTTAAGAAGAACAACATCCTGATTAACGGATTGCTAAATGACACTTTTAACTTTTTGCAATCAACTTACAGTCAGACAGCAAACGTTTTTACCGTTGCATCCGCTTGGGGACAAATACTATTTGTGCTTCAGAACTTATCGCAACTTATCCTGTATTTTATTGAGGATTCGATCACCGAATTAAATATGCAGGAAGCAACTAGAGATTATTCAGTGAGAAGCTTAGCTAGAATCGCTGGATATGATCCGGGTCGTGCAAGTGCAGCTCAAGGGGAAATAACATTATCCTGGAATACAATACAGGGAGATGTTGGTGGTGGATCTGTTATCATAAAAAATAATTCACAAATCAGATGTCTTCAGAACGGTAAGATCTATTCATTAAGATTCGGAAGTCCAGAAGTTACGATCCCGTTAATAAGAGGTAATGAACTAAGAGCAAAGCTAGCTCAGGGAACATTTGAAAATGCCGTTGTAACAGGTACTGGACAAGCTTTACAAAGTTTTAATCTACCTTCTAGTGCTGGTGCATTCCAGGATCAATTTTATGTTGATGTTTATGTTAATGAGGAAAAATGGAAAAGATATGACTCGATATATGACATACCTCTAAATGGCAAGGGTTACCTTGTTAAAACCGGTATACAGGAGGGACTTGATGTTTATTTTGGTAATTCTAATTTTGGAAAGGTTCCTCAAAGAGGTGCAAGAATAAGAATTGAATATCTTCAAACAAGTGGAATAAGTGGTAACGCTAATTCAACCAAAGACACCCCATTAACATACAGATTTTCAAGTACTGGTACTGATTTATTTGGTGGTGAGGTAGATCTTAATCTTTATATAGACATCAAGAATCAGATAGATCCATCATTTGGAACAAACCCTGAAACGACAAATCTGATAAGGTTAGTCGCTCCA